CGGTGGTCGAGGCGTTCGAGGTGATGATGAACCTGCCCCAAGAGGAGGTCGAGCGGCTGGTCAAGGACGAGAAGGTTCCAATGTCGGCGCGTATCGTCGGCAAGGCCATGCTGTCCTCGAAGGGGTGGGAAGTGCTCCAGGCGATGATGGATCGAGCGCACGGCAGGGCGAAGCAACAGGTGGACATGGCCGCATCGGTGAGCGGCTCGGTGCCGACCATCATGGTCCAGGTCATGCCCCCATCGCAGAATGTCGGAGGGTGAGACCGGGCTGATCGTGCGGCCCGAGAGCGGCATCCGGCCGCTCGGGCAGGGGGCCTCGGACACGTGGCACCTTCTGCATGACCAGCAGCACACCGAGATCTTCAGTGGTGGCTCGGCCGGCCCGGGCAAGACGTTCTTGATGTGCCTGTGGGAGGCGGTCAGTGCCCTGAGGTACCCCGGCACCGCGGGCGTACTCTTCCGCGCGACCGCCGAGAACCTGCGCAAGTCCACCATGGTCACGTTCTTCGAGGTGCTCACCAAGATGCGTCTGGTGGCCGGGGAGCACTACACGTTCAACGAGGGCAAGTCGATCGTCACCTGGTGTACCGGGAGCACCACGCAGTTCGACTACCTGGCCTACCAGCCGAGCGACCCGAACTACTCAAGGCTGGGTGGCCGTGCGTACACGAGGGCGGGCATCGACGAGGCCAACGAGGTGGAGGAGCTGGCCGCGGACAGCGTATCGAGCCGCCTGCGCTACCGCCTGACTGACTTCTGCCACTCGTGCGCCGCCCAGGACATGGCCATGCGCAGCAAGGTGGTGGACGTGGACGAGGAGACCGGCCTTCCGATCCTGTGGGAGTGCTACGGCTGCAAGACCTGGACGAAGGGCCTGCTGCCCAAGCTCCTGCTGACGGGCAACCCCGGAGAGTACTGGACGAAGTACCGCTACGTGTTCACCAAGGATGGGGAGCCTGTCCAGCTTGCTCCTCACCGCGCCCGCGTGCTGATGCTGCTGGAGGACAACCCCGACAAGGCGTTCGTGGCCAGCTACCGAAAGCAGCTCGAGAAGATCGACGACGAGTACCAGCGCGCGCGCCTGCTCAACGGGGACTGGCTGATCCAGCCGCGCACCGGCAAGGAGTTCCTGCACGCCTTCCAGAGCACCAAGCACCTGGAGCGCATCCCGTACAACCCCGATCTGGCCCTGCACGTGACGTGGGACTTCAACGCCCACCCATACATCACCTGCCTGGTCGCCCAGGTCTGGCCGGATGCGGCCACCGGCAAGTGGCGGTGCCACTTCCTGCAGGAGATCTGCCTGCCCCACCCGGAGAGCCACCCGGAGGCGGCATGCCGGGCGCTGAAGCACGAGCTGACCGATGGCCGATACGCCGGGCACAAGGCCGGCCTCTACATCTACGGGGATGCCAGCGGGCGGAACCGCCAGTCGGTGGTGGTGGACGGCATCTTCCACAACTACGACATGATCGAGCGGGAGCTATCCCCGTGGATGCACAACTACTCCATGCGGGTGATCAAGCGCAACCCCAACCACGGGGTGGTGCGCGACTTCTGCAACGGCTACCTGTCCGGCCGGCTGAAGTGCTGGGTCACGTTCGACCCCGGAATGACCAACACGGTGCGCGACATGATAATGGTCAAGGAGGCCGCCGACGGATCGATCCTGAAGGTGTACGAGACCGATCGCAAGACCGGCGTACGGTACGAGAAGTACGGCCACTGCCTGCAGGCGCACTACTACCTAACCGTGGCGGTGTTCGAGGACGAGTTCGTGCACTTCGTGCGACGGTAGCGGCTACATTCGCCCCACCATCGCACCATGAAAGACCTCATCGAACGGTTGCCAACGGTACGGCGGGCCGTTGACGGCAAGGAGCAGCACCGCGACTACAAGCGGGTGGTGGAGTTGAGCCGGGACTACTACCGGCCGCTCATCACAGGGCGTGGCATCGGGCACCTGCTCAAGCGGTTCAACCGTCGGGAGGACGAGGAGGCCTACAAGCAGCGCCTGTTGCTCACCCAGGTCATCACGCCGTCGATCCACAACACGATCATGGGGCCGCTGCGCAAGGTCTCCTCGGTGAAGCCCACGGTGGACCGCGCGGACTTCGGGCCGCAGGCAAAGACCGACAACGAGGAGCTGGCCCGGCTGGTGCAGGACTTCTACGCTGGCAAGAATGTGGACCACTACCTCGGCTCGGTGCTGCTGGACCAAGGAGCGATCGACCCGAACGCCTTCTGCCTGATCGGCTTCGAGGAGTTCGACCCGCGCACGGAGAAGCCGTCGGTGTACCCCACCGTGGTCTCCAGCGAGGACGCATGGAACTTCGGCTACCGGAACGGGGAACTGGAGTGGCTGCTCGTCCACCGGTCGATCAAGTACAAGACCAAGGAGGCGCCCGCGCCGACCACGGGCAAAAAGAAGTCCGCCAGCGGCGAGGCCCCGAAGACCGTCGAGAAGGACGGCCACTGGTTCTGCGCCTACCTGAAGGACCACCAGGTGGCGTTCACGCAGGTGGACCCCGCAACGCAGTCATTCACCATCGAGCACGTGCTCGTGGACGCCAAGGGACGGCCGATGCCCGAAGACCTGAGCGGATTGGTGCTCGGGGATGGCGCGGACTACTTCTATCGGGTGAGCAGCAACGAGGTGTACCGCGTGCGCTTCTACGACCAGAAGAGCGGCATGGTGCAGGCGTTCCGCATCGGCTTTGTGCCCGATCCGGAGACCATGGGGCGCACCTGTGTGAACTTCTGGCACGCGGCTTTGCCGTACATGCTCAAGGGCATCAAGGCTGGCAGCGAGCTCGACCTGACGGCGGCCCTCCATGCCTTCCTGCAGAAGCTCCAGTACGCCAACCCGTGCAAGGGCTTCGTGGACGAAGCTGGCCACAAGTGGGACTGCCACAACGGCTACGAGGCGGGATCCACAAACCTGTGCAAGAAGTGCGGCGGCTCGGGATGGGACGTGATCACGACCGCGCAGGACCACATCACGATGCGCCTACCGCGCACGAAGGAGGAGTTCCTGGACCTGGCCAACCTGGTCCACTACGTACCCCTCCCGGTGGAGGTGCTGACGTGGCAGGACGGCTATGTGGACAAGCTGGAGGCGAAGTGCTACCGGGCCGTCTACAACACCGAGCGGTTCAGACAGGACCAGGTGCAGGCCACCGCAACGGGCGAGATGATCGACCTGCAGTCGGTGTACGATGCCATCCGCCCGTGCGTGCATTGGTGGAGCCAGTCGCGGGTCCGCATCTACCGGCTGGCGGCGACCTTCGTGATGGGGTCCGAGAAGACCAAGACCCTGGTGGTGGCGCACAGCATGCCGCGCAACCTGCGCTACGAGACCACCGCGGACATGGTGGCGCTGCGCAAGTCGATGAAGGAGGCTGGGCTTTCCGGCGGGATGCTCATGCAGGTGGATTCAGACCTGCTGGAGCACCTGTACGTTGACGACCAGCAGGCACTGAAGCGGGCGCGCACGATGCTCGCGTTCGACCCCTTCGGAGGGAAGGACGAGGCCACGTGCATGCAGCTCATCAGCCAGGACTTGACCACCCGCCGGGTGAAGGTGTTTTGGGCGAACATGGCCTTCGTGTTCGTGGAGGCCGAGGGCCGCGCGGCGGCGGACGGCAAGGACTTCTACGAGTTGTCCCGGACGCTCCAGCAGAAGTACATCGATGAGGTGGTGGACGCCATCATGGACGGCATCGATGGGGATGCACAGGACGGCGTGGAGCGCGCGCGGCTTGGCGTTGGCGACGACAACGACCCGAATGGCGACGGCACCGTTGAGCCTCCGCCCAACGACCCGCCCAACGAGCCGACCAACACGGGTGACCAACCGTGATCGAGCGGGTACGCAAGGCCACGCGGGAGGCTGACAAGCTCCTGAACGACCGGCAGCGCCAGCGATTGAAGGCACTGAACGATGTCGAGAAGGCGCTCTTCGCCAGCGTGTGGGAGCAGATGATGCGCGAGCTGTCCGAGGACGGCGGACGGATCACGAGCAAGAAGGGATTCGTGAGCCTGGCCAAGGCCATTGACAAGGTGTTCGACAGCATCGAGGCGGAGCATCTTGGTGGGCTGGTCACCGGCACGGCGGCGGACATGAAGGAAGTGCTGGAGGCATCCACCGAGCAGTTCCGCCCCCTTGCGCGAGGCAAGGACGTGGCCAGCATCCGCGATTCGGTGCAGGCGACCATGCGCAAGCGGCTGGGCATCGACGAGGAGTGGAAGCCGATCCGCAAGGGATACCTCGACGACCTGGTGAGCAACCGGGCGGCGCGGGACGAGGTGAAGAAGCTCGTCGCCAAGGGTGTGGCCGGCGGCATTCCTATGCGCAAGCTGGAGAAGGCCCTGAAGGTCCAGATCCAAGGGACGAAGAACACGGCCGGGGTGCTGGAGAAGAACATCGGCGGCTTCGTGCTCGACGCCTACCAGGTGGCAGACAGGGTGGCCTCAAACGAGTTCGCCAAGCGGCTCGGGCTTCGGTACTTCATCTACTCCGGCGGCCTGATCGAGACGAGCCGTCCGTTCTGTCGTAAGCGCAACAACAAGGTCTTCACCACCGAGGAGGCCGAGCGCGACTGGCCGAAGGACAGCACCCTGCCGCGCACGAAGGCCGAGAAGGAGGCAGGCGGCCCACCGGACGACTACAGCCCGCTGGAGGATTGCGGCCGGTGGAATTGTCGCCACCGCATCATGTATATCGACGAACAGGCGGCATTCGTCTTGAGGCCGGATCTGAAGCCGAAGCGGTGACTACATTCGCCGCGCAACTTCACCCACAAACACCCCCAAGACCATGATCAACGGAAGTCTGAAGACCGGCAACAAGCTGACCCTGAGCATCGCGCCGACCAAGGCCGATGGCACCCCCGCCACGCTGGACGGCAAGCCCACCTGGACCAACAACGGCCAGGGCGAGCTGGAGGTGGCCGAGGATGGCATGAGCGCCGTGCTGCGCAAGCTGCCCCTGAAGGCCGTGGCCGACGTGACCGTCACCGCGGACGCCGACCTCGACGAGGACGAGACGCGCGAGCTGACCGAGAACTTCGTGATCCTCGGCCGCAGCAACGAGCTGGATGAGGCCAGCGCGATCGGCGGCGGCATCGGCGCCGAGGAGCCCGACACCCAGGCCTGAGCAGTACGGCCATGGTCGTAACCTTCCGCAGCGGCGACATCACGGTGGACAACGCCGTGACCAACCTGACCGTGGGCCTCGGTCGCAAGTTCGTCTTGCGGCTGAAGGATGTCCGGCCGGGCGCGCGCCTGCGCTGGACCACGGAGAACGACCCGGTGCTGGACCTGCGTGAATCGCAGGACAAGATGATGGCGCGCGTGAAGGCCACCGAGATCGGGGTGAGCACCGTGTTCATCAGCGGAGGCGTACTGGACACGGCCCGCGTGGTCGTGACGGTGGTTCCGATGAACGATGGTGCGAACGAGGCGGTGAAGCTCAACGGCAAGGTCGGAGAGCAGCAGCCGGACCAGTAGCGCGCACGCGACAACGAAGAGCGGAGGCCCCTTCTCGGGGCCTCTTGCATTTTCCGAACGAATCGTTCATACATTCGCCGCCATCAACGACAAACGCATGGACGGTTTCATTCTCGCGATCAACAGCAAGGGGGAACAGCGGACGTTCTCCGAGCGCACCTGGCACCTGATGCGCTCCATGAAGGAGCAGGGCAAGACACGCAAGGGCTGGACCGAGGTGAAGACGTTGACCGAGGGGGAGGCACGGGACTTCGAGCGCGGCCTGGGCAAGAAGTCGATGACGCCGGCACGGCCGGCAACAGGCCTGCCAGCAACACCGAAGGCTACCTTCCTTCCGAAGGAGATCCAAGAGCACGCCAAGAAGGTGGCGGACGAAGCGGCGGCCGGGGCTGGCGAGAAGGTCACGCCAGAGGAGGTGAGCGAGGAAATCCCGCCCTCGGCAACCGAACAGGCGCCACCCCCGCCCGCGCAGGAACAACCCGCCAACCAGCCCGCAGGAGAAGCACAGGGCCAGGGTGCTGCGGCCGAGCCCGATGACCTGAGCACCCTGCCGAACATCGCCAACAAGTCGGTCGAGGCCCTGAACACTGCTGGTATCACCACGTTCAAGGCTCTGGTCGATGCTGGTCCGGCCAAGATCGAGGAGATCCTGAAGGCGGCCGGCCTCGGCGCGAAGACCCCGGTGGTGCCCAAGTGGATGATCGCTGCCGCCGAGAAGGTGGCCAAAGCCTGACGCCATGGAACTGATCACGATCCGCAACGAAAAGACCGAGAAGGTCTACGAGGTCACCGACGAGGGATGGGCGAAGATCCAGGCGCAGGGATGGGCCTCGCGGTACACGGTGCTGGACCGCCGCAAGCCGGTGGAGAAGGCAACCCCGACGTTCATCCCCAAGGAGATCGCCGGACGTGCCGCAGCGGCAGCGGAGAAGGCACTAAAGGCCGGAGCGAAGGAACAACCGGGCACCGATGGTGCTCGTCAAAGCTGAACCATGGCAGACGCCAAAGAAGTACTCGTGGGGCTCTTGTCCAGTGCCTACAAACTGGACGAAGGTGGAGTTGCCGGACTTCAAGAACCGGATGGGTCATTCAAGGCCGACGCTCTTCAGCAACTGCTCGACATGGACGCCAAGAGGGTGACGGCCCTCAAGGGGGATCCAGCCGAGATCGAGAAGCTGAAGGACGAGCAGTTCGGGTTCGGAAAGCGCAAAGCGCTGGAAGAACTTGAGCGGGACTTGAAGGCTGAGTTCGGCTACAAGGACGCGAACGCGAAAGGCAAGGAGCTCATCAAGGCGATCATCGCCGAAAAGCTCAAGGCCGCTGCTGGCGACATCGACGAGAAGGTCAAGGTGCACCCGCTGTTCCTCGAATTGGAGCAGAAGGTGAAGGCCATGCCCGAGGAGATCGAGAAGGCCAAGCAGGCGCGGGAGGCGGAGATCAAAGCCGAGCTTGAGAAGGAGAGCCACCAGCGCATCGTTGCGGAGGAGGCGGCTGTGATCTTCGATGAACTGCGGCCCGTGTTGTCGCAGAACCCGAAGGTGGCGGCGGCCCAGAAGCGCGACTTCCTGGCGTTGCTCCAGTCCGGTGCTTTCACCGTCACGGTGAAGGACGGCGCTCGCGAGATCACCCCGATGAAGCCCGATGGGAAGGCGCGGTTGGAGGACAACCACGGCCACGCTGTACCCTTCAAGGAGTTCGTTCGGTCGATGGTCACAGAGCGGTTCGACCTTCACAAGGCGGAGGATCGCCGGACCGGTCCCAACCCCAATGACGTCGGCGACCGTAGCGGTGGAGAGGGTGGCAAGTTCAAGCTCGCCACCAAGGCCGACTACATCAAGGAACACGGGCGCATCGAACGGGAGGTGAAAGACCCGAAAGAGCAATCGCGCATGTGGTCCGAACTGAAGGCGGCAGCGAAGGAGGCGGGCGTTCTGTAACGCCTAAACCCCCAACGTGCCATGAGCACACCCGTAATGGGCAACATCGATTGTGCCCTGCTCCTCGAGATCAAAGAGGAGATCAACAACGTATGGAACGACACCGGATCGCGCGCCGCGGAGTACGTGGCCGACGTGGAACCGGCGCTGGCCATCCTGGAGAACCAGACGGCCCGCTTCCAACAACTGGCCCAGCCGGACAAGGATCGCGAGATCAAGGTCTGGTGGGTGGACGACTGCGACGGCGATGATCCGGAGGCATGCACGGACATGTGCGTGATCGACGGTGACGAGGCCGGTACGCTGTGCGCAGACTACGCGCTCACGGAGTGCTTCGAGAAGAGCTTCTCGGTGACCGAGGAGAAGTTCCGCACCTCGGGGCTGACCATGGCGCAGTACATCGCGCCGATCATGATGAAGAAGCTCCAGCTCATGGATGAGTACTGGGCTGCGAAGGCGCTGGTGGCTCTGCAACTGGCGGCCGGGGTGAACAAGTACGCGGGCCAGTACGATGTGGTCGGCAACAAGACCTACATCCCGGCTCCGTCTTGGAGCTCCGACGTGTTCGGCTACTTCGACACGGCGCTGTGGATGAACAAGCTGGGGATGACCCGGATGATCAGCGGCACCCTGCTGAAGCAGCACATGTGGAAGGTGGGCATGGAGACCACCAACCCGAACGGTGAGGCCGAGGTGGCGAAGATGACGGCCTTCGGCGTTCCGTACTTCAGCCGCCGGATGGACACGGACCTCGGCTACAAGGCCGCGTTCCTGTTCAACGTGAACAGCCTGGCGATGGTGACCAAGGCCCGCCACGAGATCTACGGTCCGGAGGGCCGGATGATCCAGAAGGACGGCATCCTGATGAGCACGATCCAGAGCAAGAACCTGCCCGGGGTGGTGTACGACCTGTACGCGCAGGAGAGCTGTGCGAACGGGGACATCAAGCATGCGTGGAAGATCGTGACCCGTGGCGGCATCTTCCAGAACCCGACGGGCTGCGACAGCGACCTGACGGGGGTGCTGCAGTTCGTGTGCGGCA